GGAATACCTAAAGGTGTTTCAAATACTTTAAGAGCTGGAAGTGTTGTTCAAGGTGTAGGAGCTTATGGTGCTTTAGGAGCATTAGTTCCTTTTGCAATTCCATTTATGGCTGGTGGTGCTCTTAATGCTAAACAGAAAAAAGAAAATGAAAGAATTACAAATATAACTAATCAAGATACTCAAGGTAGTAATAATACAATTGACATGGCAACTTATGGTATTCCTACAGCAGGTGATCCTGGATTTAATATTCATAGTGATAGATATGATAATAGTGGTAATAGTGGAACAGGATCAGCGGGACGTGGTGGAGCTTCTCCAGGATCAATGGGACCCGGTGGTTCAGATGCAATGGGTAGTTTCTAATGGCTAGAAAAGAAAGAGCTATAAAGACTTCAGTAAAATCTGGAAACTTTAGATCAACTAAATCAGGAGCAGGCATGACACAGAAAGGTGTTGCTGCTTATAGACGAGCTAACCCAGGTTCTAAATTATCTACAGCAGTTACTGGTAAAGTAAAGCCTGGAAGTAAAGCAGCTAAACGTAGAAAAAGTTATTGTGCAAGATCATCAGGTCAACTAAAAAAAAGTTCTGCTGAAACAAGAAATGATCCTAACTCTAGAATAAGACAAGCTAGAAGAAGATGGAAGTGTTAATTGTCATATCTTAATGCAAACATACCAGCAACATATGCACAAATAAAAAGGGAATATTTATATGACTGTAAAAAACATCACGGCGAAGTTGAAGACTGTATTATCTTTGGTATATCCAGCCTGGGTGGGCGTGCAATACTATGGCATGCTCTTATGGAGAACGGTGCAATATTTTATCGCTTGCCTATTAGTGCATTTATTCAACGCGGCTTTAAAGCAGAAGAAGTACCAATCAGACGACTTGATGAACTTGAGCTTTGGAATTCTTTTAGTTATTATCCTACTGTTACTAGCTGGTCTATTTTAAATGCAGCTTCAGGAAAGTATATTGGTAAAGATAAAAAGTGGCATCATGGAAAATATTTATTTACTATTGATTGGGCTCACCCTGAAAGTAACATATTAGATACTGATCACTCTGAAATTCCACATGAACATAAGTGCGCACATATTATTGCTTTAGATGATGGCAACTATGCAGCACAACCTAATAATAGATGTATATGGGATTTACCTTCATTTACTGTAAAAGATAATATTCCAGATTGGAAAGTACAAACAAATGAATGGAATGTAGAAGATATAGGAGCTTGGAAAACAGAAGATACTGATAATTTCTTTTATGAAATAGAAGAAAAAAAACTTAAATAAACTTAATTTTTGTTATATACTGTTTCTCTTAAAAAAATGTTAAAGAGGTTTTTAGGATGGATTACAGATTTACAGCTATATTAATTGTGTTGATGGTGGCCTTAGCTTTATTAGGTGGACCCGCACAATGAAATTTACATTAGTAATATTTTTATGTTCTTTTATAAATAATCAATGCCTACCTCCACAAGAGATAAAACATGAATATAATTCATGGAAAGAATGTACACTTGCAGCATTAGAAATATCTAAAGAAATAATGCTTTTACAAGAAGAAGAATTTGTTAATAAAAACAAAGTAGCAACTAAATTTGTATGTAAAGAGATAGATACTATTTAAATGAATAGAAAAACTAATACAATATTAATAGGATTATTAAGTACCACTATGATGGGATTAGCAACTTGGGTAGTTATAACTTTAGTAGAGATTCAAGTAATAGTAATGATGCTCCAACAAGAATTGATGGATTTAGATAAAGTTATTGGTAGGATCTATCATCATATGGATAGATTAGCCAAATAAAAGACTTTCAAAATCAATATTTTTGTTTTATATCTACTATTAGGAAAGTATGGTATGAACCAGGAGGTATTATGATATGTTAAAAACTATGAAAAAAAATAAGTCAATGGATATGAAAAGTGGAAAAGAACCCTCTAAAAAAATGTCTATGATTGATAAAAAAAAAGTAACTAAAACTATAAAAAGAAAAAGTACTTAAGGTTTTAAAAAGTAAATGTTAAATAGGGAAAGCTTTAGTAAACAAATGACTACTCCAAATAAAAATAAAAAACCTGGACTTTGGGCTAACATAAACGCACGTAAGAAAAAAGGAATTTCTAGACCAAAATCTAAGTCAACAATTACTACTAAAGCTTACTCTAATATGAAGAAAGGTTTTCCTAAAAAGAAAAAAATATAATGGAAGTTGAACTAGATAAAAAAAAATTACAATTCACTAATGATAATGGTGAAAAAGTTAATGTTGATATAGATCAAGATGAAACTGAAAAAGATGAAGAAGTTTTTGAAAGTAATCATTATTCTAATTTAGCAGAAGAACTAGAAGATAAAGAAATTGCTTTAATTGGTAAAGATTTAGTAAGAGCTTATGAAGATGATAAAAGCTCTAGAAAAAATTGGGAAGATCAATATTCAAAAGGTTTAAAAATGTTAGGTGTAGTTGTCGAAGATAGACAAGATCCTTTCCCGGGAGCTTCAGGTGTTCACCACCCTTTACTTGCAGAAGCAGCAACACAGTTTCAAGCTAGAGCTATTGCAGAAGTTTTTCCTCCAGGAGGTCCTGTTAAAACACAAATCATTGGAAAAGTTACAGATAAAAAATTAGAACAGTCTCAAAGAGTTCAAGACTTTATGAACTTTCAACTTACACAAGAAATACCTGATTACTTTAATGAACTAGATCAAATGTTATTTTATTTAGCTCTTGCAGGAAGTGCTTTTAAAAAAGTTTATTTTGATAATACTTTAGATAGAATTTGTTCTAAATTTGTACCAGCAGAAGAATTTGTAATTTCTATGGAAAATTCAGATTTAGAAACTTCAGAAAGATATACTCAAGTAATGAAACTAACTAGAAATGATATTAGAAAATATCAAGTATCAGGTGTTTATAAAGATATTCCTTTAAATAAGGCACAGTCAACTCCAGGTGCTAATGATGGAGATATGGTTGAACAAACTTTACAAAGATTAGAAGGAATGTCTCCAAGTATGGCTGATAAAATACATACTGTATTAGAGGTTCATACTAATTTAGACATAGGTGAAGATAAGAATGAAGTAGCTTTACCCTATATTGTTACAATAGATTTAGATTCACAAAAAGTTTTATCTATTAGAAGAAATTGGAAAGAAGATGATTCATTAAAAAGAAAAAGAACTTATTTTATACATTATAAATATCTTCCTGGCTTAGGCTTTTATGGCTTTGGTCTTATTCAAATGATCGGAGGACTACAACACGCAAGTACCGGTGCTCTAAGAGCACTACTTGATTCTGCTGCCTTTGCTAACCTCAATGGAGGCTTTAGAGCCAAAGGAGCAAGAATAGAAGGTGGAGATATTACTGTCTCTCCTGGTCAGTGGGTTGAAGTTGAAGCATATGGTGATGATCTTAGAAAAAGTTTTATCCCTCTTCCTTTTAAGGAACCTTCACCGACATTACTTCAATTACTTGGAGTATTAACTGAGTCAGGAAGACGTTTTGCTTCTATTGCAGATGCAATGATTGGTGATTCAGCTGGATCAGGTCCAGTTGGAACGACTATTGCTTTAATAGAACAAGGATCTAAAGTATATTCTGCTATTCATAAAAGAATACATCAAGCTCAAGGTAGAGAATTTAAATTAATTTATGAATTAAATGGAGAATATTTAGATGACGAATATTCTTTCGAAGTAATTGGAGAAAATAAAAAGATTAGAAGAAAAGATTTTACTGCATCTATTAGTGTAGTTCCTGTATCTGATCCTAATATTTTTTCTCAAGCTCAAAGAATAGCTTTAGCTCAAACAGGTTTACAACTAGCTCAAGCTTCACCTGATATTATAAATGTTAAAGAAGCAACAAGAAGATTTTTACAAGCTCTTAATATACCTGACTATATGGATTTGATGATAGAAGATGAAGATACACCTAGACGTGATCCAGTATCAGAAAATATGGCTGTACTTAATAGTAAACCAATTCAAGTATTTGAAAATCAAGATCATCAAGCTCATATGCAAGTTCATTCTCAATTTATGAATGATCCTAGATTTGGTGGAAATCCTGAAGCTAAAGAAAGATTATATCCACAAATGTTAGCACACATGGGTCAACACATGGCTTATTTATATCAGCAACAAATGCAAGCTTCTGTTCCTGAAGGTAATCCTATTTCTTCTGGAGATTTTAATAGAGAACTAAATGATGAACCATCTAAAGAGATAAGTATAGAAGAAGAAAATAGAATAGCAGCAGCTGCAGCACAGGCTGCTCAACAATTAATGGGATCTATGCCACCTTCTGAAGAACAACAAAAAGAATCAAGAGAAGCTGCTAAAGATCAAGCTCAACTTCAATTAAAAGGTGAAGAACTACAAATAAGAAAAGCTAGATTTATGCAAGGTGTTAAAGAAAGTGAAAAACAAAATGCTAGAAAAGATACAGAGACAAAAGCTAAGGTAGTAGAGATTGCAAGTAAAGTTGCAAGGGAAGATAAAAAGAGAGATTAATGAGAGATACCAAAGATATTGAAACCTTTTTAAAAAAACATTATAGAAAGATAAAAGAAATGAATTTGTTTAGAAACTTAAAAAAAGAAGTTGAAACAGGTGCTAATGGAACTCAATCTTATGTAATAAAAAAAGGTATTAACAAAGATAAGATAGCTACAAAAAATATAAATGGCAATTAAACCTGAAGAAATAAGACAAGCTAAAAAGTTTTTAGAAAATAAAAAAATTTCTATAAAAAAAGTTAAACCTATTTTACTTGCTTCTGTTTCTAAAGATTTAGAAGTAAGTTTTTCTCAACTAACAGATACAATAACGAAAGTATTAAATGGAACGGCTGCTTCAAGCGATCAAAAAAAAGATTAAAGATCACAAACAAGAATTATCACAAAATTTATTAAGTAAAGGTGTAGAAAATTTATCTGAATTCAAACGTATCTATGGATATGGACAAGGCTTAGATAAAGCATTTGAAATAATAAATGAAACAATCGAAAAATATAAAAAAGGAGATATAGAAGATGAATAGTAATGAAACATGGGCAACAGATAATGAAATCCCAACACCTGAAAAAGTACCTCAACCTGTAGGTTATAGAATATTACTTAGACCTAGAGGAGTAGTAGAAAAAACTAAAGGTGGAATAATTTTAACAGAAACTAACAAAGATAGTCAATCTTATTTAAATAGTGTAGGACAAATAATAGCTATGGGAACAGAATGTTATAGTGATAGAAAAAGTCCTTGGTGTAAAGTAGGAGATTGGGTTATTTTTGGTAGATATGCAGGAGCAAGAGTTTCTGTACAAAACGTAAAAATGGTGCTATTAAATGATGATGAGATTATTGCAACTATGG